ATCTGCCCCACGTACTTCAGTACTGTTTTCCATGAGTCGGGATACTTCAGCAGGCACCCAATCAGCTTCTTGTTTGTATTGGAAAGGGATAGAATCATGAATTTGCGCCTTGATCCTGAAGACTCCACGGAGCTTACCGTATATCTGTTCCCACCAAAGTTTATAGAACTTCCGATTAATGATCGCCACGGATAGATTTTGCGAGCCATGCGCAACGGCGGCATTAAAGTAATGACGGTTATTTTTGACATCGCCAAAGAAGTGTCTTGTCCAACCAAGAGCAGATACCAACTTTTTCGTGAGTTCAATTTCCTTGCGGATCGCGTCATACCATTGTCCTTGAACCTTTGGATATGTTTTGCTCCATTGATTTAGACAGTATTGGCATACGTCTTTGAGACTCATGGAGCTAGGAAGATGTAGGATCATTTTCATTCTAGCTGCTACCTTGGGGCCAACAGTATCTAGCATGACCCCACCTGTCATATTGTAGTTAGCTCCGTGGTTGGTGCGTTTAGCAGGCTCGTCTCTGATTTGCTTGGCTTCTGGAGTTTTACATTTTTTAAGTTTTTCGTCCCAGAGATCCTCATACTTAAACCCGAAGAAGAGTTGAGCATTCCAGCAATGGAAATCTTTGCCACTCTCAACAACTGCGATTCCTTTCTCTTCTCCAGCAAGATAGAAAGTACACCGGCTTTCACTCTGCTCAAAATCAGGTTCACCCAGTTTCCATCCTTCGTCCGCAACCAGATATTGCTTGATTCGTGGCCCGCGAGGGATATTTTGAATCTGATAGCCTGTCCAAAAAGACGATTCACTGGATGCAAGGCGTCCTGTATCGGTTCCAGCAGGATTAAGTCTATAGTGTAGGCGCCAGTTATTCTCACTGTGCTGCCAGATTTTAGATTCGTCACAATAGTTACTAACAAGTTTGCGCGCCTTTTTATATTCACGGATATCTCCAATGATTCTAGCATTAAGAGGATGGCGATATTCCGCCTTTTTCATCTGAGGTTCACCAGTCCCCTTCAAATCGCCACAACCAAGGATGATGAACACTTTGGTATTTTGTTGCCAACTACCGGGATTGTAGTTTGGCGCCTTCAACATTTTCCGCAGGCTCGCAAGGCGCTTGTCTGCTTCTGCTGTCTGTGTTGCCTTTACAGTTTTGAATGTATCTGGAGCTACTCTCCAACCTTCCAATTCACAGTGAAGAGCTGGATAGACTAACGGAAATTCATGCTCTGTGTAATTTCTTAGTGCCCACTCTGGAAGCTCAGCCAAAAGACTAAGACAAGAATTGAGAGTAGCCCAACCATCCATGCCATTGTAACGGAAATAGTTTTCAAGATTTCCGCTCTTTCCATCGTCTTTCCAGAATCTGACGTTCCTGAGAGTAAAAGCTGTAACAAAATCCAAACGCTTTGGCAACTCAGAATAGTAAGAATGGAAAAGATGAAGAGTATCGTAGAGCCAATTGCGAACAGGGATGTTGTAACGAAGAAGGTATGCATTGTCATAAGTACCACCTTGGAAAACTTTAGGGGCTGGAAGATCTGCAAACTCACGGATTACGGCAAGGTTATATACGGAATCAAAGGGGATGACAACTGTTTGAGTTTGATGTGCGTCTCTTTGCCATCCTGTGAATGAAATACAAGATATACGCTTAAGAGGGTCATTCCTGAAAGTTTCGATATCAATTGCGATGAGTCTAGAGTTACGCAGCCATTCCCGCCAAAATGGTAAATCTCTTGGATCGAATACCTTCCAATTAAAGTTGGTGGCTGGAAACCAATCTGTTGGTTTTGTAAGTTTAGTAATAAATCGAGAAAAGATAAATGCGCCATAGGGAACACTCATTATATGTTCAGGAGGATTAAGGACGACTGCTGGAAGTGAACGAACAGAAATAAAACTTCCCTGATAGTCGTCCAAGGAAAGCTGCTTGTTTTCTATGGGCTTCTGGAAATCTGGCAGAGCATTGAGGGCGCGATCCAGCAGTTGTTGGTTTGCGATTAGAATTCCTTCAATGCCTGCGGTCTTACACTTCAGTTCAAGTTCACTGAGAGTGCTAGGAGTTCCTGTAGTTACAGAAACTTTGTGCCCATGAAATACGGCAAGACGAGAAAATCTTGCTAAATGCGCTTGCTGGTCAGGCGTCGTCGCTAAAAGGAGATGCACGAAACCATCCTTCGTCGTAAGCATCTGCCCAGTTATTTCCAAGAGCAGGTGTTACTTTATAGGATACGCCGGTTTGACTAATACGATCTGTCAAGACTTTGGTAATAGTATGTTGTGTCCAATGCCCTGAAAAGTTTGTCCAGACCTCATCACCAATCTTCCAACGCGGGTTACTTACGAAAGGTAGGTTTACCTGTGAGTTCGCGCTGCTCACCATCTGTGTCATTGGTAAGTTCCTCTCTATCTTTGAGATCTTCTAGATCTAGATCTTCCAGTTTTCTTTTGCGCTTTGCTTCGCGTTCCTTTCGCAGTCTTTTTTCTATCTCTGGATTGTTTCTCAATTCGTACTTGTCGTTGTCTGAGGGCATGGATTTCCTTCCTGAAAAGATTTGCCATAGCTTTACGCAGAGCAAGTTGTCGTTGCGCTGCCCATCTAAGATCTTCCTCAACACTCCGGAGAATAAGAGTTGGAAGATCGTCTATTTTCGTATTTGTCAGGATTTTAATCCCCGGAATTTTTACAGCAGTGGACATAGATTCTGTAACTTTTCCGGGCAAAGAATCTAAACTCTGCATGAAGATATCTACTGCCTTCGTTTCTTTCGAGGCCATAGATTTATCTCATGTCTATCCGCAAATTCTTGAAACGCGGGGCACTCTGTGGCTCGCTCCGCTCCGCTAACAATCTCGCATTCACCACTTCCCCGTAAGCTGCACTTAGCGCATTCTCTAGATCCTCGTAAGTAAAGCCGTTCGACCCAGAGCAAATAAGAACATTTACCGCCACCGAATCTATGGGGGAATTTATATGCATCGCAGTTACATACGGTTTCTTTTGCACGTTGTTTTCTCCGCCATGCTGGAATAGGCTTCCTGCGCCCCGGAACTTTTGGTGCCACGGCGCAGGAAGTTTTCAGCACACTACTTACAGAGGCGTGATATCTTTCAGATTCGGATACTTGCGCTGCTCATCGGCAGGCTTGTCCTTATCTTCCTTATGCACGCGATGTTTCAGAACAGCAGCAACCTTAACATTCTGGCACTGCTGAATCGCTTCTCCCACCGTTTTGTAACCAAGGGCTTTAGAAATCGGGAGAATGAATTCTTTGAAAGAGGCTTGCCCCCACTCGTTTTCCATCATAAACAGGGCGCTGAACTTACTCCCTGCTTCGACAGGAGCTTGGGTAGAATCTGCCAATTCCAGAGTCTCGTCAACAACGAGAGTAGCTTCAATGCATTTCTTCTCGTTGACAACTTTTTGCGCCAGTGATACGCTGAATTTGTAGTGGCCTTGTGGAGGCAACTCAAATTTCGGCATATCCGAAAGATCGTCAATGCTGGCGTCCATCAGATCGTCAATAGGAACTACTTTCATTTCATCGGACATGATGTTTATTTACCTTAGAGTTTCGTTTCGTTTAGATTCGTTTAGTATCGTTTGCGTAACTGGCGTTGGGTAGCCAACCAATAGTGGCTTTTTCTTCCTCCATTGCGTAGAACAACATTAGATATGCAATCAGATCTACAATTCTTCCAGTCATAGGTTCTGCTCTATGCCTGTTAGTTTTGGTACTAATATCATTGATGTACTGCATGAGAGAATCCCAATGCTTTCCTGCGTACACTGCCCAAACTGTTTCAGCAGGAATACCAAGAGCGAGAGCATTACGGCGGAAATTCGCAAGACGATCGTTGTCTCCTGCATATTCTCCACCTTTGACAGCAAGAGTAGATTCTACTGTCATAAAAACTCTTTTTACAAGTCCGTCAAATGCTTCGTTAGGACATACGCGCTTTAGATCCAGCGGGCGCAAAGAATCAAGAACTGGTGTACCCATTATTTGGTTTCCTTAATCTGTGGTTTGAACATTGCTACTAGTGCATCCCCCGGCGTCAGTGTATTTCCTTTTTCATCTTTCATATCTTCAATGTTAAAAGGAAGTCTGCTGCCAGTTTGGATGGTAGGATGATAGAGTGTGGAAGAAAATGCACGATGCTTGCGATTCACGATATCTACATGAATCAGCATATCGAAATATTTACCGAAATTGCGGCTAAAGTTTCTACTCCCCGCCGCAGGAAAGATCATTTCTACATTATCGCTAGGCTGATTCTCTCCTTTTCCCGGCATATGTCCTGTATCTTTTGTGCGCTCAGTCATTACTTCGTGAGAGATAACAGCACAATTGAAGTTGCCAGCTTGAATAGTGGAAAAGATACGATCAAGCATAAAAGACACAGCCATTGGATATTTGAAATCTTTGCCTCCAGTATCTTTATCCAGTATGAATTTTTCTGGAGTGTCGGCAGTGCCGAAGATGAATTTGAGAACTGCGGCATTTGCGTCTGCGCTTAGCTGGGTGATTGAATCAATCACGAGCCAATCGTTACTAGTAAAATTGCGCAGACAAATATTAGTATGATATGCAGTAGGATCTTTGCCGCAAACTGGACAACTGACCTTGCCATGTGTCCAACAAATTTTGCAGTCATCGCCTTTGATAACTTTCAGTAGAGTTTCTATCCCCATAGGGACAGCTTGAAGCGATGGAATTCTGATTACTTCAATGTTCTTCCAGTACTCTTTAGGGAGGATAGATTCATTGAGAGCAGTTTTAATTCCATCTTCAAGATCAAACCACCAGAGTTTGCCGATGCGCGCAAGTTGCGCAACCAAAGCTGTTTTCCCTACCTTGGCGCGCCCGAATACACAAATCTTGTGGGACTTTTTCTGTTCATAGTCTGTGAGAAGCACTCTTTCTCCTTAAATTTTTGAAAGTACCTTTTTCTACTGTCTCGTTAGAGCGAATAGTTTCTGTGCATTTCCAGCATGGCACAGATTGATTTTCTGCGGGGCCAATACATTCTAAAATGTGTGTACCTTTAATGAGTATTGGTGGATTATATTTTTGTTCACACATCTTACACATAAAGAATAAAGCTCCGGTTTTCTTTGTGTTTTTTTCTACGAAGCGATACTCAAATACTCTTGGAGATCTCTGGTTCACGCAGCACCGCTGTTGCAAGTTCAGAAAGTTTGAAAGTAAAGTCCATTGCTTCTGGCATTGGATCTTTTGTGGAATCGAATACACGGAAATCTGTACGTTGCATAGATTTCATGTCGCACAAACCATAGTGCGGACAGCGAGAACTAAATGACCAGCAAGCAGACCCGTTTTTTGGGAAAAAAGAAATCTTTCTGAATGTTCCAATATTCGCGTGGTTAAGTAGCCGCGCTTGGAGCCATTCAAGTCTTTGTGTACGATTTTTAATGAAAGGCATAGCTTGCCATTCACGGTTAGTACTAGAGTATACAAAGTAAACTACATTATAGTTCTGTGCAATCTCTGTAGACTCTGCGATACGATCTACAACTAAGGAATATCCAAGAGCTTGTTCAGAATTACCGTACTGTGCTTCGTCAATACTACGGATGGCAGTAGTCTTAATCTCTACCACCATGAGCTTGTGTGTAACTCTGTGGCGCAGGACTACATCAATGTGCCCAGCATGGAAATAGCCATTCTCAAAATCAATCCAGAATGTTAACTCGGTTGCTGGTTTACCATTGAGTAGTGCAATTTCCCACTCATCTTCGTAAGTAGCTTTCCAAAATTGAATGAACTTCTCCACTGCTAAAGTTGCGAGCGGAGAACTTTTACCTTTCTTTGGAAATTCTGCGTCTAGATCTATGTTCCACGCAAGCATTGAGGCGAGCTGTGCTTGTGTGGGGGAGTTAGTAGCTAGGTATGCTTGGACTCCTGCGCCCACGGCATGACCAAACACGAAATCTATATTGAAGATTCCTTCAGATGTTTGGTGCGCAGGAGATTTGGAGATCTGAAACTTCCGAGCACAGTCTTGAAGAACTTCAATCTGACTGTGTGAAGTTACGTTGATGTAGATATAAGCATCACGATAGTTTTTCTTTGATGTTTTGTGAGCTTGGATAGCCGCAAAGCTAGGAGCGGAACCAATAGTCCCTATCTCCGCTTCGGGAGCAGACGAATCTAGTGATAGCGACAGAAAGTCGTCAGCATTTAGAGCCATAACTACAGATCATCAGCAGTAATATTTTTGAGAGATTGTTTTTGTTGTTTTTTAGTTGCTTGAGATTCTTCGTAGAGGGAGAGAGGATCTACGTATTCTTCGTACCAATATCCCACAATACAGCAAGCAGTTGCATCTTCTTTTTTTTCGTAAATATCTTGTCGTTCTCGCAAAAGGTTACAAGATTCAAATTTGCGAATATAAACAGGAATACCAGAAACTGGATCATAACCTTTATGTAGTATATTTTTTGGATGGTTACACCGCCAATCCTTGGCGTTTTCAAGGTTTCGTCTTACCCCTACAAGATATTTACAATCACAACAAAACGGCCCATCCTCAGAGGTCGTCAGCACTTACGCCTCCCTTGATTTTGGAATTAGATCCTTTTGCTTTCGTAGTTTCAGCAGCAAGGATTATTCCAATCTTCTTCTGCTGACCTTCCAAGATCACAGCAATTTGATCTTCAGTCAACAGATGCGCTAGCTCTTCGTATTGGATTAAGTGCTTATGAATCTCCTTAAGATGCGTAGGCATCAAAGGATCAGCAGATAGAAGAGCTTTCTCTAGGGCTTCCAGCTTGGGGAGAAGTGCTAGAAGCTGTGGATTCTTTTGAGGATCAAGCTCTGACACGAGTCACCTTAGTTTTATTTTTAGCCCAATAAAACATATTATCTTCACTGGGGTCGAATTGTCCAGACCAACTCTCTATTGCATCTTTAATATATTCTTTAACTACTCTAGGGTCTAAAGGTTGTCCATCAGTTCCTGTAGTGGGAACTTTAATTTTAAATGTAATCCATTTCTTTGGTTTCACGGATTGAGTTCTCCACGTCTTTTCCTGAGTTCTGTTAGAAAGGTTTTGCAGATGTAGTCAATAGCAAGTTCGTCATTGTTAGTTGCAGGACGAACCTTATAGACTCCATCGAGTTTTGAATTCATGAATTCTACAAAGAGTTCTGCATCAAATGCCATTGCCCAACCACCGCGCGGATCATTCCAAAGTTCCGGCCAGTGGGTATACAATTCTTTCCTGAGTTCATTGTAGCTCTCAGGAAACATGAAGATATTTTTAGGGTCTATTGGCATAGTAAAGCAACATTCTTTTCATGCGAATAACTTCTGCATTGCGCTTGTAGTAGGCGCGATTACGTTTTCTTTTCTTTGCTAGTGATGCTGACTTTTGTTTTCTTTTCTCCACGGACAACTGAACCGTTTCTGCGAACGCAGATATGCAAGTATTCATTTGCACTTAATCCCCATTGCTGGGAAGGGCCGGAGACTGTTCTAATCTTTCCTCCAGCTTTTCTGCACGCATCAAATTCTGCTGGCATGGTAATCTCCTATTCAGGGTGCCATTTACCATCAAAACAGTGCTTGACTTCATGACCAAGAACATACATTTCTCTGTAGTTTGTTTCAGTAGCAAAATCTTTAGCTACTATGGTACAGATGCCATCGTCTGCAATGAATTGGCAGCCAAGAATCTTTTGATTGCCATAAGATTTCGTAGCCATTGCAGCACAGAATTTGTGTGGGTCTGCTACACGCAGCCAACGGATTTTAACTACGTCAGATTGCGCGCAGCTAGTTAGTAGAACTGTTGCAGAGCAAATGCAACTCAGCAGCCGAACGATACTGGAAAATTTCATAACAACGATACGTCTGTTCGTTGAAAATATAAGTACCTATGACAAGTAGAAAAGCTACTGAAAGGATGCCAATCAGTATGGCAAGCACAATTTTATCGCCGGTGTCCATAATCAGAGATTCTCCGAACGGTTGAATGATACGAGTTTGAATTCGATTTCGCCTTTATCTCGGTGCCGAGTAATCTCTAACTTTCCCGGTATCGGAAGTTCCAGTGCTCGGCGCGGAGCCACTTCTCTTGCTTTTTCTTTTTTTACAGCTTGGATTAATGTATTCATTTTCTCTGGCTTGCATCGCACTGTGATTTTCCTGTGCTTTTTGAGAGCAATCCAGATAGAAGTGTAACGTCTAGACACAGCTAGATACCTTCTGAGTTTGCATGATCGTAGACAATTCCGGTTTGCGGAGTTTCCACAATCTCAAAGTCTAGTTTCTGTCCTTCTTCTGAGGACTTTCTCCGCCTAATATGAAAAGTAGAAGTTCCAGAAGAAGGAGCAAACATAGCGCAAACAGACAGGCTACTACTACCATCATCAACGCCAATATCTCGTAGCAAATCTTTATGGCGAGAGTAGCACTTGACCAAACGTATGCGAAGAGCATCATGCGTTTTGAAATTACTTGTCTTGATTGTTATATGTTTTTCTTCTACAAGACGGTTGAAGATTTCAAGAACTGATGCCACTCTGTTTCTTCCTTCGCGCAATCTCCCTAGCTCCCTGATGTGGAGCGTATTTAGACACAGTACGCATTTCCCGCGTTTTCATCAGGATGCCCATGCCTACCATGTTGGAAGTTTGCAGAGCTACTTGTTTCTTCAGTTGCTCTGCATTGTACGATGCCATCGTGAAGATATTTTTCGCAGCAGACTGCGATGGCTTGGAGGGAGTTACAGGAAGGTTAGTTTTAGGACGGGGTTTATCCATCTTTGTGCCTCTTTCTACATAGTAGAGATAACACTTCACTGTATAAAGAATATGAGGGTTACTCGGAGCACTCTTCCCTCGCGTTATTGTCTGAGCGTTGTGTGCCAGATTGTCCACGGATGTTTTGGCCTCAATTAGTTTGCCGGATGTCCGTTACGCAGTTTGTGGGGTACTTCGTCCAACTACCTAGGAGAGCACTGCTTTCATTTTTGATGGGCTTAACTTCACCATCCCAGTGCTCTCTTAGGTAGAACCTCACAGCACGTTACTGCAAGGTTTGGCCTCTACCTAACTGGTTACTGTGGTTCCAGTGTGCTTTTTATAATCCCACAAAATCTAGGTAGCTAGCCTAGAATAAGCACAGCATCTATTAAATTACCAAGACGAGAAAGGGAGGATACAATCCATTTGTAACCCTTCCTCGTTTCGCTGGAATTTCACCAGCTCATCAGTTGGTTTACAGAGCTTCGGAAAGAATCTTCTCTTCCTCGGCCAGCAGACTGTCAACCCGATTGCTCAGGTATTCGTACACAGTCTGGTTATCTTCCATGCTGCCAGTGTTTGCAGCCCAGACAGCAAGCATCTCTTTAAGAACACCGAGAGCTTTCTTGTCATTGCGGCAGGGCGCAAATTTCTTCTGGAAAAGCTGGATATGCTTTTCGATCCGGTCAGCATCTTTGCCAGTGGCCGCCGCCATGATTGCGCGGTAGTCAGCAGCAAAATCGTTCCAATCTTCGTCGCTGATACCAAGGCCAGCACGCTGCGCTTTTGGAATGCTGGCAATGACCGACCAACTAGCTTGCGACAGGTCAATCATTTCAGGCTTGATTTCAGCATCTGCCGGAAGTTTCTCACGCACTTCATTGATGACAGTGCGCAGACGCCCGTACACAGTATCAGCACAGGCAGAAAGCAGCAACTCCAGTTCTTTGCCGCCAGCTTTCACGATTTCCAGCACGCCTTCAGCCGTAGGAACAGGAACATTCAGCTTCAGGCTAGGAAGTTTCTTCCCTTCACCGATCACGGAACCTTTCGGATCACGGATCTTTTCTTTCTTGAAGTGGAAGGAAGTTTCCTTTGCTTCGGTAGGAATGTTTACAACCGTTGGGGTTTCAGACATGACTTTGTGTACTTCCCTTCTGTGGTTAAAAGATTTGTGGTTCCCGGTTGTTCGTCCGGCATGAACAGCATAACACACTCGCGCCGGAAAGGGGGATGGTGTGGCACAGAAAATTAGATTGATGGAGCAGTATGATACTCTAATCCAGCAGCAATAAAATCTTCTAGAGTCATTGTTTTTAATTTCTCCAGAGGAATGGCCGCAATTACTTTAGCATTTTCCCAATGTTCTCCCCAACGAATAGGCCGACAAAGTTGAAGATTACAGAATACATGGAAATGCGGATAGCGTTGGATAAAGTCTGGAAAATCTCTCGCTAGATCTTCTACTTCCTCATATCTTTCCAATTCAGACTCTGTTGGAACTTTCATTCCTGCTTGAGTTGCAGCAGTCATTAGCATACTTGGAAATACCATCATTTGTAGTCTCCGAGCAAGGCGGCATATTCTTCCGCTTCCTGTTTGTAATGTTCCTTCTCTGTCGCGCCGTAATCCTGCATCGCGCGCTGTAATGCTTTTCGCACCAACTCCACCGCCCGCTGCTCGCGCTCTTTTATAGCTTTGACTTGATCGCGCAAATGCAGAATCTCTGTATCTCCGGGTGAGTAGCATTCTGCATCCAACTCGCGCTTGCTTACTGACGCAACTTTTGCCAGCGTCGCATTCTCTACTGCGGCCTGCTGTTCCTCGTTATACCGTTGTGCCGCCTTCTCGCACGCCAGCAGATGCTCGTGACGCTCATGTGACACAATCACGTCCATGTTGCACGGCGCTGTAACAAGCATAGATCGCAGCCAATCGATAGCTTCGTGCATATATTGAAACTTGTCCTCGTCAATCACGATGCCAATGACCCGTTTTCTCGGCTCATATGGAGCGTTTACAAGTCGCGCATCAGCGAGCAATGCACCGCTCGCACTGGCAGCAGCGGAGGACTGAAGTGCAAGAAGTTCTGTGTGAAGATATGCGGTTGCCGGATATCCAGTAGCAACCCACGCTTCTTCAGCCAACTTCACCAATTGTTTTAGTTTACCAGAATTATCATTGCCAATCATTGTATTACCTCCTGTTTACGATCTTGTACTGCCACTCCGAAGTAATGGAATTGCACGATTGGAGTAATTCCTTCTGCTACCTTGTTTTCAATGCCGACTACTTCCAAACTATTCAAAGGCGTTGGCAAGAGTTTCCCGGCGCAGACCAAGATATTCATCAACTCACTGGACAAATGAGCAAATGTGCCCTTTATATCTATTCTTTTGTCTTGAATACTGTTCCCAATAACTTGGAGTTTCGTATTTAGAAGGGAGCAGTTAATGGTGAGTTCAATAAAATCTCTAGGAACCTTGAGTTCTTCCGTCAGCTTCAAGCACACCATGTCCAGTTGTTTCTTCATTTCCGGCGTCATTTTCGTACTGTTCCTTTCTAGCTAGTGTGTAGATAAACAGTTTACCCTTGTAGTAGACACTCAATTCCAAGGGTATGCTTTCTTTCTCGATGTTTTCGTAGCTCCCGACAAATGAGTTGTCATCTTCACAGAAAACATCCCCGTCTGTGATTGGTCTGATTTCACCTTCCATTTCACACCTCGTCGTAGGAGTTAAATCCAGTGGAATCTTCAGAAGTATCTGCGTTCTTTGTTGCCTTCAATTCTTCCAGCGTTTTTTGCATTAGTTCTTTGTACTGCTTTGCCCAGTTAGGAAGATCTTTGTCATTCAGGAATACATCAGGAGTCAACCCAAGCAGCTTCATAGTCATGATCCATCCAGAATCATGGCCGCGATCTTTGCTGTAATTCCATGCTACTAGATGGGCAACTTCATGCCCAATAGTTTCATGGAGCATTTCATGAGCAACCGCAGGATCTTTCTCTGCCATGATGCACCAAACTGGATTTAGTGCAATCTGTTGGAGTTGCAGGCGCGCCAGCCCTACGACAGAATGCCGCTGCAAATTGTAATCTATCGTAGGGAGTGGCCCAATCTTTCCAAAGCCCCAGATTGCCAGTGCTTTGTTCCAGAATGTGCGGAGAGATTCTGAAGCTTTCTTTTTGAATGCCTCAGAAACAAACTCATGCATCTTAACTAGATGTACTGGCGGCGCCGGGGGAATTGTAGGGGTTGGGGCAGACTCTTTGGGAGTTTCTTTGTAGATTCTCCGCCCGCTGTCTGCATCGCTGAAGTCTTGTTTGTATTTGTTTTGGTACTCTTCTTGCTTGCCTTTGAAGAATTCTGCTTTCTCCGCAAGTGTATCCCCTTTGATCCTAGGAGATTTTGCAGCTTTCCAAAGAGTTCCTCTACGTCCCGGTCTGTCAGGTTCACAGATAATGTAGAGTTCTTGTCTAGCACGAGTAACAGCAGTGTAAAGAAGTTCTCTGTTCCACATAATGACATGGGATTGATGAGTAAGGAAAAAGACTCTGTTCCATTCACTGCCTTGCGACTTATGCACAGTGAGGGCGTAGGCAAATTGCGTTGCATTGATTTCTCCAGCAGTTGTGAGATTCTCTGTAGCACCAGAATCAAGCAGCTCCACCGTAACTACATGGCTAGCTTCCTGCTTTCTGTCGTCGTCTTTATCTTGGCCTTCAAGACTGAAGTTCTCAAGATACTTATCAACGTCAAAATCGGCATCATCGCTATCGGCCTCTACTTTGGCTTTGTAGCTTCCCCATCTATCCAAATTTGGAGAATGCTGCTTAGGCCGCTTTCCCCAGTATTTGGAATTTTTAACGATAGCCGTAACAACAGCATCTTCCCTTCCAACGAGCAATCTATCTCCGACTGCGAGATAGTGCTTTTCGTATCCAGCAATAACTTCGTAAACATCTGCATCTCTCTTGTCACCAAGAGCTTGTGCAATAATTCTATTAAACTCGTTAGTTCCGAAGGCGAGATTCTTGGTTTTCTCTTGCGGACAGAGAATAATATCTTCCTCTTCATTGTAGTCGCCCTCAGCTACTAGTTTCTTGAGGAAGGCACTTGCTGTTAGCGTAGCATCAAAGTCGCTAAGAGGCTTCTTCCACGGTCTGATAGTTACAGTGCCCTGTTCAGTCGCTATTTTCACATTCTCGGAACTTTGGTGGATATCTTCACCATTCTTGATTTTATGCGCGAGAGTGATGATGGGAGATTTCTGTGCTTGCCGATAAATCTTTGTGAGTTCAATCGTAGGCAAGTCCAGAAGTTTGAAACCAAGGATTGCTTGGCCGTACACTGGCGGGAGCTGGTGCAAATCACCGACAAAGATGAATTGCGTATTCTGCACAGATGCCAGTGCTTCTAGAAGTTTCTGGAACAAGTCAGTGCTTACCATTGAGCTTTCGTCAATGATTACGGTAGTTAGCTCATTGGGAAGCCTGCACTCTTTGTTGCGCATTGGCTCGAAACGCATTGTGTTTTTGTACTTCTGCGTTTCATTATCCCAAACTTCGTAGTATACAGGTTCGTATTCCAGAAGTTTGTGTAGAGTAATGCAATGCTCTTTCATTTCCTCACTAACTACCTTCCGCATATTCCGCACTGCACGGCGAGTAAAGGAAGTAAGCACGATACCCGGAACACCATGCTTCAGGTATTTTGTGCTCATAGAAAGAGGCACTGCTACATTCTCTGCAATGAGGCGGCGAACAATCTCGCGCTCAGTAGTTGTCTTGCCAGTGCCAGCCGCGCCGATCAAGCAGAAACTTTTCCGCGTAACTGCTAGATCAATGGCGCGTTGCTGTTCCTCATTCCATTCGAATGCATTAGGATCGGCAGCCGTAACTGCGGCAGCAACAATTTCTTCCGCAGTTTTGTGATGGTGCGTAGGGACAGGAGCAGGATTCGCTGCCTGTTGTTTACGTTCTGCTTCTCGCTTTTTTGCTTCAGCGATCAGCTCTAGCAAACGATTCTTGTCAAGGCTCACCTTTCCTCCTAAGTCCACTTCTCAGCTTGTGGATAATCTTTGAAGAATTCTACAATCACTGAGTGTTTGTACTTGATAAACACTACAATGTTCCAAAAAGACAATCCAAGATCGCCATCAGTGTCTCGTATCCACTTCATTTACAGATCCTCCGCAGTAATCTTGCTGCCCTTGGCCGTTGTGGACGCTGCTTTCTGCTCCATGTTTCCAAGTTTCCAGCGCGCCAGCTCAACGAGATATGCAGCTTTCGTTGTGAAGTCTGCAAGTTTCGGTTCCGGGGCGCCTTTGTAGCCGCTGAATTTCTCGGTGTCCACGACAATTTCGAATGTATCGTAGTAGATCTGCCACCAGCCCATCAGCTCTTTAATTCTACGCATTACTTCATGGCTGATGGAATTACCTAGTTCGCAGTATTGAATCACCAGATCTTCAAGAGCTGTGATATCTTCCTCAGTCCAGACATTGATCTGTGATTCTTCTGCAAAGAAAAGCTGTTGCAGGTCGCTGTTGTTTTCTAAGACAGATTGCGGAACCTGTGTGCTAATCCAATTCCAAAGGCGCCGCAGGGAGATATCTTGATACATGGCGCGCCGAATGTTCCGCATTGCTAGCGCGGTAGCCTGCGCCTTAGCTTTTTTCTGGCTCTCTCTAACTACGTTTTCCCATTCATCGCGGACACTTTCGCAGGCACTTATCCATGCAGGAACATTCCTGAACAGATTTTCCGCATCTTCCTTTACTGCACCTTTCCAAATGTGCAGACGCGGAAACTGTAAACGTTCACTAGCTTGATCGTTTTTCCACCCAAGTAATTCAATCACTCGTGTGAAGTGTACTTCTACGATCTTTGGACTTGGCAAGCCTGCAACATCTTGTTTGATGCAGTTGCTTGCGTGCAGCATTGCGAGGAAAAGCAGTTGTTTGTGCTGCATTGGAAACTGCTTGGTTCCACTTTTCTCAAGCTGCCAGCAAGCTGTGGCGCGATGAAGCAGAGCACTTAGTGAGAGACTGAAGATTGGATGTAGGAAAGTTGTTTCTTTCCATGCTTGGACGTAGGGAGTTGTGCTTGCAAGTCCTACGCTGGGGTAGAATTTGCCGAGGAATAATCCACTACGCACGCAAACTAGCGGCATATGGAATTTGTCCAAGGCTAGAGGTTCAGTGCTCATTTCTGGAACCCTCTGCTTTTCTCTTCCCAAACTTTCTTGCACCGTCTTTGCGCCTTAATACTAAGTGTTCCGGTGCGTGCTCTGAACATCACTTCGTGCCAGATTTTTTCCAGTTCGTAAATGTCTTTCGCTTGTTTCAGTTGCTCTCTCATTCCGGGCATTGCTGTTTCCCTTCTATTTAGTTGAGTTAGCAAGGTTAGGCGCTATGGGTAGCACCCCAGTATATCACGGAATACACAAGCAAGAATCGTGCCAGCCTCGCACAGCAGGAATGTGTGCTATTTGTTTACACTGGAGCGGTAGATCTCTCTGCACTTGGGTTCCCCATTGTGCCTCTGTGCCATTTGTTCACTTGTGCATATGTGCCACCCTCCCCCCTCTGTGGTAGTTAGCCTATAATGCCGTTAGTTTTTGACCCCTTCCGTAGAAAGAAACAACAAAAGAAAAGAGAAACTTTCTCTTACCATAGAACCATGAAAGTATCTTAGATAGACCCTCCACGGGGGAGAGTGTGGGGGAGCGGTACAGGTGAACAGATGCACAAATGGTACAGGATGCACAGGGGAATCGTGCCTCAACTCACAAACTTCTAGCCTGTCTACTCATTGAAGCACTAACTCAAAAGCTGTCTACTCATTTAACTATGTGCCCGAAAACCGGGCCAGAGTTGGAAAGCTGACAGATGCCCAAAAGTGGCACATACTAGCTAAGTGCTTGATTCTCCTGCGCAAAATTTGGGCACTTTCCTGCCCAAAATTGTCACATGGCAGGGACAGGGCTAATGCTAAGTGTCTGATTCGCTTGCATCTTTCTTTCTGCTTGTGCTGGCATGGCACTTGCTTCTAGTTGTGTACGCCTGCCAGTTACGACAGCCCTCGACAGAGGGTGCACTTGCAAGGGTGCTAATGACTGGGACAGCAAGCACAGGATAGGAGAAGGGAGAAAGCACCCTTGACAAAAGCCTGTCCTGCAACTCAACCAACTACTAGGAGCGTTTAGATGGATACGCCAGAGCAGCAAACGGCACTGGAAATTTTCAGCGCCGAACCGAAAGCGGAAGCAGGGAAGCAGTGCATCAGTTTCCGCCGCAAGAAAGTCTCCGAAGCAGACAGCTATCGCGCAGTGCTGGTGCCGAGCTATACGGGCCTTGACTGCGTTGCTTACGGCGACGGCAGCAACGAGCAGCAGGAAACCGAAGTGCAAAACATCTTCACGGCTGCGCTGCACTCTGTTTTCCTTGATGCTGCTTCAACCATCCTGCGGCGCTATTGCGACGAGAAGAAAGACGCGAAGAACATCCCCGCAGACTTTCTCAGCTTCTCGGCTGTTGTCTCCGAGATGGCGCAACAGCAGACCTCGCAGCGCCTCAATGGTGACGCGATCGGTGCATGGTATGACGCGAGCGAAACCTGCAAGGCCGCGACGGAGCGTTACGGCAATGAGGAAAAAGGGAAGAAACAGCAAGCCGCGTTGCGGGAGAAATTCCTGAGCTTGGCAAGCAACAATCCCGCTATCCCTGTGCCGCTGGCAACCAAGATGCTGGCTTACGTCAGCACCGAAGATGCCGAGCACCCGATCTGCCGCGCAGTCTGCAAGCGGTTGGAGAAACTCATGGCGAGCACGCCTGACGCAGACGAACTCTGAGCGTGCTGTCATGCCTAAAACCATCAAGAAGTTTCGCACGGACAGCCAAACGGTGCATTTTATCCGCACTGCGAAAGCACTGGCGATACTTCAGGGCATGAAAGTAGCAGCGTCCTACTTGCAGCATAGAGGATTCAGCTTCAATGCTGCGCACTGGATTCTGCTAGGATTCATGCCTAGGAAGTAGCAGCCAGAAAAACTCTGCAACGGCAGCAGGTTTGCAAGCAAACAACTTGCAGACTTGTTGCCTTGCAGCATTTTTTCTGTGCGCGCGCGATTTAGCGTCTCAGCCTTCGTTTGTTGCTTCTGCGCGTTGAGTGCTGAGGATACCAATTGGATAGTGGTTCTTTCTTGTTGGTGTTGCTGGAATCGAGTGCTCGCTGCGCTCGCACCGGAAAAGCAACGAGCCTCACTTCGTTCGGCAGAGGCGAATCGAGTGCGACAAACAATCGCTCACTTCGTTCGCTCGTCGCACCGCTCGCTTCGCTCGGTTACGAAAAATCCTACTGTGCTGACGGGGGGAGTACTTTTTTGAGCGTGGAAAGCTGCAAGTCCTACATACTCATCTCAAAAATTTTCTAAAAAATTCGAGAGGGTTCCCCGCTAGCAGAAACTCTCTAGGTCTGGAGAATAGTAGGTATGGCGACAACTTCTTCTGCAAAAGACAAGGCTAGAGAACTTCTGGGGGCAGGACTTGAGAACAGCGTAGTTGCTTCTGCGCTGGGCGTCAGTGCCTCGCTAGTTTCGCAGTGGCTAAGCGAAGAAACTTTCGCGGATGAAGTACAAACTCTAAAACTTGTAAATCTTACGCAAGCTACAGAGCGAGATAGAAAGTGGAACACTCTGGAAGATAAACTTCTGGATAAGCTGGAGTTCTTACTTCCTACTCTTACGAATCCCGCAGTAGTTCTTCAGGCGCTAAGAACAGTGAACGGCGCGACTCGTAGAAGCAACCCACGAGAACTGGAACCAGTAGCAAACCAAACGCACGTTCATTTGCATATGCCTTCGCTTTTAGCTGCTAAGTTTGTCGTAAATCCTGCCAACCAAGTTGTAGAAGTTGATGGAAGGAGCATTGCTACCATGCCTGCTAACGCTGTAGTGAAGGAACTGGAGCGTAGAAAACAGCTACAAGAGATCATTCCGCATCCTTCACAAGATGCAATTGATAAGGCGCGGGCGCAAGAACGCATCGACAACCTTGCTAAACTTTCTTTTCTCCCTGTACATGAATTAGTATAGAGGATGGAAGCTACAGAACCTAGTACTCCGGTATACGACAGACAGCAAGTAATTGAAAATTGCAAGGGAGATCTAAACTTCCTTGGGGGAATTTGCGTCCCTGATGTATTTACATACTTCTTTCCTGCTATTTTCATTGCAATCTGGGGGTTGTTAGTAGATGCTGTAAAGAAACCCACAGGACTTCTTCAACTTGCAATCGGTATTCCGCGCGGCTTTGCTAAAACAGCGTTCCTAAAACTCTTCGTAGTCTACTGTATCCTATTTACAGATCGTAAATTTATTCTTGTCGTTTGCAATACGGAGCAACTAGCCCTAAACTTTATTGCAGATGTAATGGATATTCTATCTTCTGCGAATATCAAAGTTCTTTTTGGCGACTGGAAACTAGGAATTGAGAAGGATACACAGGCACTGAAGAAGTTTGGCTTCCGAGGACGCGACATTATCCTCGCAGGCATCGGAGTTGGAACCTCCATGCGCGGTCTCAACTTGAAATTTCGTCGTCCAGATGTAATTATCATGGATGATATGCAATCCAGAGAAGACGCAGAGCAGAAAATCGTAGCACAGAAGCAACTTATCTGGATGATGGGTACTTTGATGAAGGCCAGAAGCTACGAAAGATGCCTTTTCGTATTCGTAGGTAATATGTATCCATTCGAAGATTGCATTCTGCGCAAACTTAAGTACAACAAGACATGGATTTCCTTCATTTGTGGAGGAATTCTTGCAGATGGTAAGTCTCTTTGGGAAGAACTGCGCCCGTTAGAATCGTTACTCGCGGAACTTGAGAACGATATAGCTATGGGGCATCCAGAAATCTTCTACAGTGAAGTACTTAATGACGAAGAAGCTGGAACTGTTTCTGGAATTGACGTATCTAAGATTCCAGCTTATCCGCAAGAACTAGATTCTCTTGAACCTCAAGGCGGATTTATTGTTATTGATCCTGCAAGCGGTAAAAAGCAGGGCAATGACGTAGCCATCGGTGTATTTTTCATCTACGATGGTAAACCTCTCCTGAAAACAATGGAGGCGGGGAAGTTTTCTCCGCTAGAAACCATTCATACTGCACTGCGTCTAGCTCTTACTCACAGAATCAAAGTTATTTGTGTAGAATCTAACGCGTATCAGTACACTTTGCTGTTCTGGTTCGATTTTGTGTGCCAACAGCTACAGATTTCTGGCATTGATCTCTGTGAACTCTTCGCTGGTGCCATGAGTAAGAATTCCAAGATCAAAAATATGCTACCACAGCTTACAAAAGGAGAAATTCTTCTCCACCCCAGCGTGCGTAGTCAAGTAGTCCATCAAATCGTCCATTGGAATCCATTGAAGATGAATAACACGGATGATTTGCTTGACTTGCTTGCATGGACATACAGAGCTATCGAACTTTACGGAACTTCTATGGAACTCATGGGAAGTATAAATGTTTCCGTAGATGCCTCACCTGAAGCTCTCCAATTTGAGAACGGAGAAGCTATTGGCAACTGGGAAAACGCGCGCGCCGCGAATAGATTACCTATCTAGGAGAGAATTGTGTCTAGTCCTTCTGTTCCCTATCAAGTAAACTCAAAACAACAAGAAGCAATCGTAAAGTACGTTACGAATTGCATAGAATCTCTCTCCACTGTCTGGAATTTACGGGAACAGTTTCTTCTCAGAGATCTTTTCTACTATCGTGAGATTGACCGCAGTTTAGAGCAATCCCGTGCGCTTGCAGCTAATCGCGCAGGCGATCCATTCAAGTACCAGAACATGACAGTTCCTATTGTCATGCCGCAAGTAGAATCTGCTCTTGCATATCTCGCGGGAGTTTTCTTTACTGGCTATCCAATGTTTGGAGTAGTCAGTTCTCCACAGAATGCAGACGCAGCCTTGCAAATGGAATCAGTGATTGGTGATAATTCTATGCAGTACGGCTGGCTGCGCCAATTGATTATGTTTTTGCGCGATGGCCTTAAATACAACTTCGGAGCTGTAGAAGTTACATGGGATAAGAAGCGAATCTATTCTCTTGTAAATGATCCTGTACAGAATCTTACAAAAGGTTCTCAGGAAGAGCTATTCTACCAAGGAAATAGACTCCGTAGACTTGATCCCTACAATACTATTTGGGATAAACGAGTAGATCCTGCGCACGTTTATTGCGATGGAGAGTTTGTAGGAGATACTCGTATCATGTCTAGGATTCAGCTTAAGCAGCTATTCCTAGATTTGAATCCGCAGCTTACCATGAATGCAAAGACTGCATTTGAGTCTGGTACACCATCAATTAGTCTTAATGGTTCAGATTCTTGGTACTACATCCCGCAAGTGAATCCCTTCTCCTTTATTGGTACACAAACCTATCCAACTACAAATTGGCTAGCATGGGCAATGTTGGATGGAAGACAAGGGAATAAAGAAGATATCCAGTACAATAATATGTACGAAGTAACTACATTGTACGGAAAGATCATTCCACAAGACTTTACACTTGTTGTTCCAAAGCGCAACCAGCCACAGATTTGGAAATTCATTGTAGTTAATCGGCGCGTCCTAATCTATGTAGAGCGCCAAACCAATGCACATAACTATCTTCCTGTACTAATCTGCCAGCCTACGGAAGATGGTCTTGGCTATCAAACTAAGTCATTCCTTGATAATGCTATCCCATTCCAATCAATGAGCACTAGTATTTGGAATGCGGTAATTGAAGCCAAGCGGCGCCATGTATACGACCGTCTTTTCTACGATCCTTCTAGAATTCGCAAAGAAGATATCGACAAAGCTGCATCTGTTGCGCGGATTCCCGTAAAACAGTCTGCTTATGGAAAACCACTTTCTGAAGCTATTTACCACATTCCATTTAATGATCGTGAATCTACGATGGATGTGGCGCTGGCAGAAGCTATTACTAACATGGCAGATATTGCCAATGGACAGAATAGAGTTCAACGCGGACAGTTTCAGAAAGGAAATAAGACTCGAACAGAGTTTGTAGAAACTATGGGCGGGGCAAATAACCGTCAACAGCTTTCTGCGCTAATGCTGGAACATCAAGTATTTGTACCTCTCAAGGAGATTTTGAAACTTAACATTCTCCAGTACCAGACCACTGGTACTATCTACAGTCCTACGGCTAAGAGAGCTGTAACTGTTGATCCGCGCACCTTGAGAGAAACTGCCCTTGCATTCAAGCTTTCCGATGGTCTCTTGCCCACGGACAAGTTGATGAGCAGTGAACTTCTGCAAGTATTTATGCAGACGATTCAAACATCGCCGCTTATGCAGGCTGAGTTTGATATTATCAGCGCATTCACTTACTGGTGCAAGATTAATGGTGCCCAGTGGTTTGAAGATTTTAAACGTACTCCTGAACAACGAGATCAAATTCTCTCGCAGATTCAAGCAATGGAAACTCCTCCACAAGCTAGACCACAAAATGCTGCTCAAACTACGGTACAACAACCCTAATGCCCGCACCTCTTGTTAATCGTTTTACTGAGTACGAATTCGATAAACTAGAATTCTACGCAGCAACTCGTTTTACGGATCTTAATAAAATGCTCCTACAAACTCTTCTAGCAAAAGATGCTGTAGAGAAGAATCAATTGCTAGTAGATCCAAAAGATCCTTATGCATTTATACAGCGCGAAGCAGAGTTACAAGGCAGTATTCGCGCATATGAATATCTGCTATGGCTGGCAGATAATACCCCAGTACCAGAAGCCAGAGAGCAAAAAGAAGTTGCAGAGATTTCAACCCCAAGTAAGTCAACCACTTAAATAGAGGATAGGTAATTATCATGGCCGGTGAAAACGCAGGATTCAATATTGCTTCAATGTTTTCTGGCGCCCAAAGTGGCGTTCCTAACGCCGCTGCGAAAGCTGCGACAGATGCTAATCCGCCAGCAAAGCCAGACCCCACAGGTACGAAACCTGTTGTTCCTACTACTACGGAAGTTCCTGATCCTAATGCTAACAATAAGAATCCGGATGGAACTCCTAAGACGACAACGAGTTCCCCGCTTGATAGTTTTCAGGAACTCTTTAAAGTAGATGATACTAAACAGCCTGCAAAAAATCCGCTAGCGGAGAAGCTCATGGAGCTAGATCCGTCAAAGTTTTCGCAAGCTGTTTCAAAAATGGATTTTACTAGAACTCTTAATCAAGAGCTAGTATCAAAAGCTTTGCAGGGGGATGCCTCTGCTTTCAATCAAGCTCTAAACCAAGCACTTCAAGGAACATTTGCCACTGTCGTACAGATGATGGTGGGAATTAATGAAGCTGCTTTTCGCAAGAACAACGACCGATTCGAATCTGTTCTTGGAAATAGGTTTAGAGACTTCCAAATTAATTTCTCAAAACCTGAAAACAAAGCTCTCCAGCACCCCGCAGCGCAACCAGTTCTAGCTGCAATGAGAAAACATATTGCAGATTTGAACCCAGAACTTTCTCCTTCTGATGTAAGTAGAAAAGCAGAAGATTATTTCTTGGCAATGGGCGCTGCAATGAGCGAAGTTACAAAGGCTACGCAAGATACAAAGGCTGCTGGAGGCGGGGGAAATAGTGCTCCAGACTGGACTAAGTTTCTTGAAGAAGGTAGCGGCAGTATTTAAAAGTAGTGGAAGAAAGGCAGCAGTAAAATCTGTACAAGTCTGCTTGCCGTTGATTCTATCTCATTAACTTTCATAAGGACTTTTACAGATGCTCGCGCGTAATATTGTGCAAATTGGTGGGTTTACGCAGCAGCAACAAGGTGGCGCAAAAGCCCTAGACCAGCTTGCAGTACAAGCTAACTCTACGGCTGGTTCTGCTACTCTGACGGCTGCACAAGTAATGTCGGGAGTTTTGAACCGTACAGGGCCGGGCGCCGGTTTTACTGATACTTGGCCTTCTGCGGATCAAATTCTTGCTGCGATGGAAAACCCGCAAGTTGGAGATTCGTTCATGCTAGCCTACCGTAATGGTGTAGCGCAAGCTATGACCTTTGCGGCGGGAACTGGTATTGTTGCTGGTATCGGTACTCTTACGGTAGCTGCCAGCCTTACTCGGTGGTATCTGCATACGATTCTCTCCAACCGTCGTACTCATGTTGGAGTTGTCAGCACTACTAATACTGATGCTACTCTTACCAATGTGCCGAAAGCTACTTGTCAGGCAGTAATGCCGGGCATGGGCGCAACTGGTACTGGCATTGGTGCTGCGGCAGTAGTTCTTGGAGTTTCTGAAGACCGCCAAGAAATTGAACTTTCTGTTGCATCTACGGCTACGGCTGACAACATTGCAGTAACCTTCTTCCCGAGGATCCAACTGGATTCTATCGGGGTGATGACGAACTAAGTAACTGCGCTGCCTTTTAACCACTATAAGGATTAATGCACATGGCTGGAGTAACTGGAATCTTTAATACGGGCCAAATCACACAGGATCTTGCGAAGAAATCATTCGCAGCGATGATTACGCGGCTAATGCCTAATGGTACGGCGCCGCTATTTGGCCTTACTGCAATGCTGAAGGAAGAAACCGCGTACCAGTTTGAGCATGGTTACTTCAGCAAGACGATGATTTTCCCGTCGTTCCAAGTAACTGCTGGCGGGCAAACCAACGTCGATACTACATTCACTGGTATTTCTACTACTAACATCCTTCCGGGGATGATGCTGCGTGTAGATACTACTGGTGAGAACGTACTTGTAATCTCCGTAGTTTCTCCGACGCAATTGCAGGTGCAACGAGCAGTTGGCACTGTTGCAGCACAAGCGATTGGCGCAAGCGTCAATTTGTGGATGGTGGGAAATGCTTTTGAAGAAGCATCCCTCCGTCCGCAATCTATGGTGATTGTGCCGAATCGTATTACCAACTTCACGCAGATTTTCCGTAATACGTGGGCGCTGTCGAAAACTACTAGCGCCACGATGAATATTGCGGGAAGTGGTAATGTGGCAGAATCCCGCCAAGACTGTGCTGCTTTCCATGCTGCGGATATTGAGAAGGCGTTTTTCTTCGGCCAGAAGTTCCTTGGTTCGAGGAATGGGCAACCTTTCCATACGATGGATGGTCTCATTTCCATCATTACGCAGAATGCGCCCGGTAACATTACTACGTTGGCTGCTACTACCAACTGGACGCAATTGGAAGCTGCTCTTGATCCTGCATTTAATCAAACGACTGATCCAAAAGTTCCAAATATGCGGGTGCTGTTCGTAGGTGGATTTGCTCGGCGTGTAATTCACAATATCTGCCGACTGAATTCTACCTACTTCATCCAGTCGTCTGAAACTTCTTGGGGTCTGCAATTTGACTCCATTAAGACTCCCCGTGGTACGTTTAACATCATTGAGCATCCCCTGTTCAATGCTTTTGGTGCCACGTCTACGTGGGCTAAGATGGCGATTGGTGTCGATCTTACTACCTTCAACTGTGCGTATCTACAAGGTAGAAAGACCGAAAATATGGAATTTAACATGAGCGGCCAAGTTGTTGACAATGGCATTGATGCCAGTGGTGGCACTCTTACTACTGAGCTTACTTGCCTTGTTAAGAACCCGGCAGCGAATGTGATTCTGTATAACTTCACTGCTGCGGCTGTTGGTTAATCCCAGAGGGGAGGCGGATAGCAGCAGTCCGCCTCCCTTCATTCAACTACGAGGTCAAAATGTCTGACGTTCAAATGAAGGCAGCAGAAGCTCTTAGTAACATGGCAAAACGTGAAAAGGTGTACCACCATAGAACTCCGGGTGCAAAATTCTATGTATCTCCAGAACCCGGAAAAATTAAAGAACTTTCATTCGTTGGTGGAACTATTCGACTCTCGTCTATTGATCCTGCCTATAGGAGTTTGGTAGAGCGAGAACTGGATGCAGTAGCTAACATTCCTTCGTCCCATATCTTTACTACGCAAGAAGTACTTGCGCCTGAAGAGAAGTTAGTTGTGGGAGAAATCATGCAAGCTGCTACCGGGAGTTTTGATGATGATAAAAACATCAAAGGAAATCCTGTAACTGTTCCTATTCCGGTGCAGAAATCTGGCCCTCCTACGCTTGCGCAAGCAGGCTTACAGAAATCTTTTGAAGCAGCACAAGCAGCTATTGATAAAAAATAACTAACTAAATACAGCCAATGTCGCTCTTCTCTGATTTGGTTTCTGGGGCAGATGGAGTTTACTCCATTACTAACCGTCCTGATCTAGTAGCAGAGACGGCATTGGCTGTTCGCCAAGCAACTCTTGCAGCACACCGTAGTGATTACTACAAGAAAGATATTGTAGAAGTTATTACTCCTTCTGCGTCTCCTGCGCAATCAATTTATCAATTAGATATTCCTACGTTATTTCCGAATTGGCGCAACTTTGCGTATATTCGTCCTTACGATTCTGTAACGCAAAGTCCAGTAAATTTCCTCCTTGAACCTATTGCGCCTGCAGGAATTTTCGATGAGTATCTAATTGAGAAAACTGGTGTCTACTATACTGCTGGCACGAATTTGAATATTCGTCTAGCCGCAGCCATTGATTCTTTCATTGTTGGCTACTATGCAAACCCCGTACTTACTCCTGAAGGCAGCTACGAAAGTTGGATTGCAAGACAGCAGCCAGCAGTAATTGTATTGGATGCGGCTAAACGTATATTCGAAATGATCGGATATATTGAAGCAGCAAATAAACTAGCTGTAATGTTATTTGGCCCACCGCCGGGAACTGCACAGGCTCCTACTGGTGGTGAGTATCAATTGCTGAAAATGACGGAGATTGAAGATCATGGCCGCTAATATTTGGGCAGTAGTTGGAGGCGTTACCTATCAACTTCCAATGGAAGCTCTGTTAGGTACTGCTAACCAGCTTCTTGGCATGAATGCTGCTGCAACTGCTCTCCAGTACAAAGCTGCCACGTTTGACAATGCTACCGATCAATTTGCTGTTCCTGTAGGTGCAGTAGGCGCCCCATCCTATACATTTACTGGACAACTTACCAGTGGATTCTATTGGAGCAGTGGCCTAGCTCTCGCCATCAGTGGTGCTAAAGTCCTCGGTGTTTCTGGATCTCTGGCGCAATGGAGTATCAATGTCCAACTACTCAGTAAACTTCTCCAAGAGGACTTTGGAGCAGACATTACTGCTGCGGCAACTACTGATCTTGGAAACGCTACAGGTAACGTCCTCGCAGTTACTAATACTTCTGGAGATACAGTAGTTACATCTCTTGGTGGTGATTCACTCCCTGCTGGTACAGAGATTGAAACTATCTTCTCTATCACTGGCGGAACTATTACTCTTACGCACAATGCTACGAGTTTGATCTTGCTAGGCAATAGTAACATTTCTTTGTCAGATGGAGATGTGGCACGGTGGAGAAAAATCAATGATTCTAGCCCTTACTGGCGAATGGTTGGGTTCCAGAGAGGGCTTTCTGCTACAGCTTTTACAGCAAAAGGCGACTTGCTTGTTGGAGAACAAGTAGGTTCTATTATTCAAGCTGCTGTACTCGCAAGAGGAAATGACGGTGAAGTACTTAAAGCTGATAGTACGCAGGCTAAAGGACTTGTTTGGGGAGCAGTCGCCTCTCCGCCAGTACGTCAAACAGTTCTTGCCGCCGCACTAACTGCGGCTGGCTACTGTAATCTAGTAAGTGCAGGAGCAGCTCTTAACTACAATATTGCTGCTACTACAACTCCTGCACTTCTTACATTTGCCCAAGGTTTTGGCGCAGGTGGACAACAAGATGCTTTTACCTATCTCACTGCCGATCAGACTAACCAAGGAAGTTTGGTAGCGAATAATATTAACTATCTCCACGCAACTAGAGTAAATCCTAGTTCTGTTACTTGGGGAAGTTGTCTTATTCCGCCACAGTATGGTTACACATTTGATAGAACTGAAGGTGCACTTCTTAATTTTGAAGGCGCTGATACTAGTACTACTTTCATTGACGACTTTGGAAATTCATGGTCTGCCATTGGCAACGCACAAATTGATACTGCACAGTTTAAATTTGGAACATCTTCATTACTATGTGATGGTACCGGCGATGGTATTACCACATCTAATATCCTGACACTAGGCAGTAGTTCGTGGGAAATGTGTGGGTGGGTACGTATTAATTCATTTGCTACCAATATGTCAGTATTTCATTTTGGTAATGCAAGTGATTTTGGTGTACTTCTTCGTGCTACTACCGCTTCTAGATTTAGTTTATATATTTCAAGTACGGGAACATCTTGGGACGTATCTAACGCTACTCTATCTACTAATACTTTTTCTACAGGAACGTGGTATAGAATTCGTATTGTATTTGACGCGCTTGCTGGCACTTATAGAGTATATGTATCAAATAATGGTGCCGCAGAAGTCCAAGAAATTACAGTTAGTAGTACTGCAAAAGTTTGTACAGGAACACTATTCCGCCTTGGTATCGCACCTAGCGGGATAGAATCATTTAACGGGTGGATTGATGCTTTCCGGTTTGTTCGTTGTGCTACTGTTACTAGTACACAAACGCCAAGTGCAAGTGCCCCCAGTATTACCGATTTTCCTGTACATTTTTTCTCAGTTCCAGAAATGAAAATGTATGAAGTAACTGCTCCCTCTACTACTCCAGCAGTAAATCCAACACTTTCACAAGTTACGCGATTGTTTGTGGGAGAAGCAGATACTGGTGCGGGGAGTGTAAGTGCTGTCCGTAACTATGCGCTACGGGGAGAATACCGAAAATCGGATGCGCTGCCGGGTGCTAGTACAGCAACGGCGCATACTCACAATATTGGATGTATTGATATTTCTACGATATACGCGCTTGTGAATGCAACAGCAGAAGGTGGATATACGCCCGGCCAGCGAGCTATTAATCCAACTTCATATTATCAAAGTGGAACATCAGAACTGTGCGCTTCACCAATCGGAAGCGTTACTAGAAACTCATTGAATGTAATTCACGGATCGTCGTCTTCTGGCGTGCTAATAACTCATGCAACTAATTTCAGTATTATTGGACTTACACCGTCTTTCTGGCGTTATGAATTATATGTTCGAAGAAACTGGTAGTAACCATTAAATTCCTATCTTAGTCTAGTGGCCTACGATACTTTTACTGCTCTCCTAAACGCTGCTGAGTTTCCTTTTATCGCTGATTTCTTTCAGCGAAGCATTATTATTCCATCTATAGATCAGCCGCCGCGCCTCCCTCGCTATTTTGCGGGAGCAGCAGAAGCATCCAATCCTGAACTTGCACAGCACTTCTACTGTCAGAATGTACTTCCTACTGCGGAAGGCTTGGCGTCTGTAGGATTTACACAAGTAATTCCTGCACTTTCACCACCATCTACAGAATTCGACCAAGCAATTATTCTGCGAGATGTAGACGAAAATAATTTCCTCTATGTTCCTGCACGAGGAAAGAACTATATCTACAGGGCAGATTCTCCTGCATGGCAATCTGTAGATCCATTCGTAGGCTGGACTAAAGATATTGTATCTCGTGCGTATGTGAACGGAAGAACATTCGTTCACTTTGAAAATTTTACCACGCATGAATACAATACCAGTGGAAATACTTTTCCATCAGTTCCTTTTAGTGGTCTAAACAATAGTGATGTTACGGTTATCGGTGCTAGCAACAATTATCTCATTGCAGTCGCTGGTATTACGGTCTACTGGTCAAGTCTTGTAGATCCTACAGATTTCGTACCATCTCTTCAGACTGGTGCAGGAAATGCAATTCCGCAGGACATGAAAGGCATTGCCCGCGCCATTGTACCAATCTCCGGGGGCTTTGTAATTTATACTACTAAAAATGCAATTGCAGCCCTCTATACGAATAATGCTAGAGCGCCATTTGTATTTAGAGAGATTTCCAATGCTGGTGGAGTAATGGGGCCAGAGCAGATTAGTTTGGAAGCAACTCTAGGCTTCCATTATGCATGGACAACAGGTGGCCTCCAGAAAATTAGTTCCAACAACGCCGAGAGTCTTTCTAGCGGCGCAATGGATTTCTTGGCGGGGCGCGTCCTTGAAGAATTTGACTTAACTACCAAGACTCTTACATTCCAGCGACTGAATGAAGATCTTAAGGTAAAACTTACTTACGTTAGTAGCCGTTTTCTCGTAATTTCTTACGGGCGGCCTACAAACCCACTACAAGTTTATACTCATGCACTCGTCTATGATCTGGGTTTGAAGCGTTGGGGAAAACTGCGTATTGACCATGTAGACTGTTTACTGTATCCCTACCCTAATCTGCCGGGAGTAATTACAGAGACTCCCCCAAAACGTAGTCTTGCCTTCCTCAAATCTTCTGGACAGATAGATCTTGTAATTATGGACTATCGGGAACGCGCCAACCAAGGAGTTATTCTCCTTGGAAAGTATCAACTCATTCGTCAAAAGAGAGTTACCTTTCAATTTGTAGAGCTAGAAGGTCTGCATCAAGCATACCCGCCTAGCGTGTTTTTACAGGTAAGCTATGATGGTAAGAAATTGGAAGCTCCTGAAGAGCTACAAGTTTTACTGAATAACGGTGATGGTGGAGTTGTAAAGTATGGTGCTCCTGCGCCTACAACTCACGCTAAATCCAGAACTGGTGTTAACTTTACTCTTGGGGTTATTGGATCATTTGAATTGAATACTGCTACATTTACTATTACGCGACACGGAAATCGTTAAGTAAATGGCAAACGATAGCAGAATTATCGTAGGACTTCCACAATTTCCTGAGAATGTTCCTCAGGAATTATTCAATTCATTCTTCACTGTCTACACTGCCATCCATAATTTGGCAAGAAGTCTTAGTCTTTATGCTGGCGTAGATCCGGTACCTGAGGCAGAACAATCTCAAGTAACTGTAGATGATACAATTCAGGATGGAAACTTAAACCGCTGGTACGCCAAGGCTAATGAAATTATTAGTTTTGGAGCTGCGGTAAGCCCAATTCTAGTAGGATCTGAGCTACAAGTACGCTTGGCAAATGCTACCAATGCTAGTAGATGGTGCTGTGGCTTTGTAAACTCTATTGGAACTTTTTCCGCAGGGCAATATGTAGAAATTCGCACTAGAGGTTTAATTACTGGTGTAGCTGGAATGATCTCAGGCGACCGTTATTGGCTTAGTACTACAAACGGAGTTATTCAAAATGCTGCACCAGCAGGCGCTGGAAATATTGTCCAAGTATTGGGTTTTGCTCTTAGCCCTACTAGGTTGCTATCTAATCCTAGCTTCTATTTCCCGACGGTCTGAGGCTAAAATGGACGAAGAAGCAGAGCACGAAGAGCGTAGAAGAATAGTACGAATCCCCGTACCGTGGAGTAGAAATCCTATTGAATTTCGAGGATATGATTTAGTACTTGTTCTTTCTGCGGCCAGCTTGCCATTTATTGCATACTTTTTGTATGTAATTTACACTGATGGAGAGCACGCTCATCTTAAAATTATGGAAGCACTTAATGAACAAACTTATGTGCTTTCATTGCCACAAGAAAAACGGGAAGCTCTAAATATTTCAATGCCAGAAAGTCTCAAGACTAAAATTCGCAAACGCAGGCAATTGGAGCGTGAGGAATAAACTATGTCGCGCGCAAACGTAGAAGAAATTGTAGAGGCGATTGTTTCTGCGTCTCCGGCGCGTACTATTGCAGTAATCATTGTAGATGGAGCTGGGGAAACTGAAGAAGGAAAAAAATTAAAAGATCTAGAAGAAGGTCTTGATTACTCTGAATATCCTTTTGAAGGCCCACAGGATGATATTGAATATGAAAAAGATTTCTTCCTGCGCGCTTTTATGGAAGCAATTTTTGGAAAGCAAAAAGAATTTGCAGGCGGCGGTGGTGGTAGTGATGAGAATGCAATTCTCCAATCTGCGGGTGGCGGCTCCCTGCTAAGGTCTCCATAATGTCCGGTCTGCCAATCTTTGCGTTTCCAGAGCCTAGTGGCCCACAGCTAAGTGCTGGCCTGTTTGTTATTGATGTAAGTAGTACGACTAACTTTCGTGTACCTTTTACTCAGTTAGCAGCCGCTATTGCTGTTGGCGGCGCTGCCATTAACTTTAGCGCAGGCACCACAAGTGCCAATCTCCAGTCAGTAGTCTTTGGAGATGCTAATGGAGTTTCATTTGGGCTAAACGGCGGCACTATTACTGCTAGTGCTGCACCTGCGGCTCCTGCTGGGTCTATTTCTGCTGGCACTACAAATGCAACTCTTGGCCAAGTAGAATTTTCCAATGCTAATGGTATTTCTTTTGGCGTTAATGGCCAAACAGTTACTGCTAGCCACAATGCTTTAACTAGTCAAAGTAATCAAGCACTTAGTGGCTCTAATGGGTCTTTTACTTTTCAAACTGCTACGTTTGGAAATTTGAATGGAATGAGTTTTTATACTTCCAATGGCTCTCTCGTTGGAAGTTATACTGTTCCTTCCATTCCATCGCTCACGCCATACTTTAGCAATACAAATACTACATTCAATGGAACGAACATCAGTGGGTCTCTTACCCACAATACTGATGGACTGCGGGTAGATCTCTCAGTTGCAGCGCCCGGCGGCGGTGGAGCAGTAAACTTTTCTGCAGGAACTACTAGTAACAATCTTCAATCTGTAGTTTTTAGTAATTCCAATGGATTTTCTTTTGGCTTGGACGGTAGTACTATTACAGGTGCTTATACTGTACCTACCCAATCTGTACAACCGGGCATTCAATCCATCAGTGCGGGCACTACAAGAATTACTACAGGAGAAGCAGTATTCTCTAACTCCAACGGTATTTCTTTTGGAGTAAATGGACAGACAATCACCGGAAGCCACAATGGACTCACAAGCCAATCTAACCAAGCAGCAAGTGGACAGAATGGTAGCTTTACATTCCAAACTCTCGGATTTAGTAACGCTAATGGAATCAGCTTTGGCACGAGCGCAGGCAACTCAATCACAGCTAGTCATAATGGACTTACGAGTCAAAGCAATCAGGCACTTAGTGGATCAAATGGCAGTTTCACTTTCCAAACTGCAACTTTCGGAAACCTCAACGGATTCAGTTTCTACACCTCCAACGGCTCATTAGTTGGTAGTTATACCGTACCATCTGTACCATCTGTAACGCAATACTTCAGTAATACTGCTACTACATTCAATGGTACAAATATCTCTGGCTCGCTTACCATTAACACTAATGGATTGCGAGTTGATCTTTCTGTAGCTGCCCCCGGAGCAGCAGCCGAGGCGAATTGGCATCATCTACTTGGCGCCAATACTTCTGGAAACACCACGGCCAGTGGTTCTACTATTGGGTTTTCTGGAATTAATCTTACACTTTCTGGAACTAATGGAAGTGTAATTAATTTCAGTGCTCCCCCCACATCTAGTCTTTCTGCAATTACTAACATTACTATTGGTACTACTGGGTCTACTATTGGATTCAGTGTAGGGGCAGGTGGCGGTGGCGGAGGATTTACTGCTCCGGGATACCATCCATATGATGACTTAGTACAAATAGTTGCTCAAGTTGGACAAGGATCTCTTATTATTGATCCTCAAAATCTCCCTAATATATCTTTTGACCGACTTGTTCTTGGACTACAGAATACCAATAGTTCCAACTCTTCTGGCTCCCATACACTTCGTTTCTCTGTAGGACTCTATACGCGAGATGCCAGTAGACTTTCCCTATTTACTTCCTTTACTGGCTCTACAGCAGTAACTCATTCTGGAACTGCTGGCTCTTACTCTTGGTATTCTGGAAACAGAATGTTTCCAATTACATTTGGTGCTACTAGTATTCCAGAAAATCGGTACTGGATTGCATTCATTAGTTCTACCAGCACTGCTGGCGCCAATGGATCGTATTCGAATATGCTAGTTAGCAATATTAGTTCTAACTTTTCTGGGCAGTTTGGAACTGCGACTAATGCTACTAAGCAACCGCGCCTAGGACAAGGATTCTACAGCGCGTCAACTACTGCATTTCCTGCGTCTATTGCATTTAGCCAGATCAACGGAACTCATGCATCTGCTAGGCGTTTCCCTGTAATTGGATTTGGAAGCAGCACTTACTAAAGTTGTATGCCGACGCCTTCCAGAACTGGCACTGCGGTACAAATTGATGCTTCAGGCGCAGGAAGTGGTAGCGGTTCCCATACTATCCCAGCAGATTGCAATCTTGTAGTAGCACATTGGGCACATTTTGATAGTAATGGAGGAACAACTTTAGCAACTCTTACTCTCAATGGAGTAAGTTTTCTTCCAGCAAAAGCAGAAATTGAAGAAGGATCTATAACTGATGCATCTGGGCACGGTGTAGCAATTTTAGTAAACCCTGCAACTGGGTCTCAAACTGTTGCATGGGCGTGGTCTGGGGGCGGTGCAAGAACTGAAGGTGGCTGGATTGTTCTTGTATTTTATAAAGATGCTAACACAGGTGATCCTTTCAGAGCTGCCGATGTAGATGTACAAGTAAGTACAAATAATTGTTCTGTAACTATTTCTAGTGATCCTACAGACATTATTAGTGCAGCGTGCCAATCTTTTAATGCCAACCCTTCTCTAGACGGATCAGTATTCATCAATGATGTAACTCTTAATTCAGAAAGATATGATGTAAGTGACGTAACTCCGAGTGGTGGTGCGTCTACTACGGTAAATATGACAGGAGAAGCTTATTCGTCTATGTCAGCTATTTCATTAAAAGCTAGCGCAGATACTGGAATAGTAGCTGCATGGTTAACTGCATAAATAAATTATGGATATCAAACCTCAAATTGTAGTTCAAGATATTGGCGGTATTCACAACTCCGATTTAAATGCAGCACACGCAAGAATTTTTCGTGGCGGAAGTTGGAAACAACAACGTATTATTGTTATTGTTCCTGCTGCTGCAACTATTCCTGCAAAAGTATATTTATCACATACAAACCTAATCTATCCTCCCAATAACGGGGTATATCGTTATTTGGCACTAGGAATAGAAGTAGGTGAAGCGTACAGTACAGCAATCAATGAAATTATTAATCATCCACAACTTAAAGATTGGGAATACATTCTCACTCTTGAGCATGATAATTCTCCGCCGCATGATGGCGTGATGAAACTTTTGGAACAAATGGAAGCTCACCCAGAGTATGCAGCAATTGGTGGGCTATATTTTACTAAAGGTTATGGCGGAGTACCTCAGATTTGGGGCGAAAGAGCTGATCCCATGATTAATTTTCGCCCTCAGCCACCAGATTTGAATGGCGGACTTGTAGAATGTTATGGAACTGGTATGGGGTTTACTATGTTCCGTACTGCAATGTTTAAAGATTCTAAACTCCGGCGCCCGTGGTTTGTAACTCAGACGAAAGAAGGCGTAGGAACTCAAGATCTTTACTTCTGGTCAGACGCTCAAAAGTTTGGATACCGCTGTGCAATTGATTGTAGTATTAGAGTTGGTCATTACGACCTTGAAGGTAAATTCGGCCCTCCTGACACAATGTGGTGAAAGACTAAAATGATTGCTCAACCTCTTCCAGAAAAAACACTTCTCAAACTTGATCTCGGTTGTGGAACACGCAAACAAGAAGGATTTATTGGCGTAGATAGTATGAGTTTTAAAGGTGTAGATATGCATTGCGATCTAGCTAAAACTCCTTGGGTACTTACTCCGTGGGCAACACGCAGTGATACTGGAGAAACTTATGCTGTTCCAGGCGCAGATCCTCTCCCCAACGAATCTGTAGCAGAAGTATTTTGCTGTCATTTCATTGAACATCTAGATGCACAAGAACGCATCAATTTTGTCAATGAACTTTGGAGAGTTCTAGTCCCCGGTGGCAAAGCAGTTATTATTGTCCCCTACTGGGCAAGTGCCCGCGCCTACGGGGATCTTACTCATAAATGGCCGCCAGTTTCTGAATTCTGGTTCGGATACCTATCTAAAGCATGGCGCGAAGCCAATGCTCCACACAATGATTTTTACAAATGTAATTTCACCGTAACTGGCGACTGGACAATGCATCCCGCGTTAACAGCTAGGAATGATGAATTTAAATCATTTGCCATCCAATTTTACAAAGAAGCTGCTCAAGATATGCGCGCACTCTTTGTCAAGGAACCAATGTGACGCCAAAAGTTTACATCTTACGAACTAGGCGCCCAGAAGGTGCTTTTGGTATGATGTTTGATATGTATGGGCAACCATTTGCTGTTACACTAGAACATACTTTTGCAGACGGAAAATCTCTGCTATCTCCCGGTGTATACGATTGCCACAGAGACAAGTATCACAAGGGTGGATATGATACATTTGAAATTGAAGTGCAAGGCCACGACAGAATTCTTTTCCATAAAGCAAATCTAGAAACCCAGTTAGCAGGGTGTGTTGCAATAGGGGAAAAGTTTGAAGATTTTAATGGTGTTCCCGGCATTGCAGAAAGTGGGATTGGATTCAATCAGTTTTGGGCAAAGTATGGAATGTTCGAACGTATTCAGTTAGATATAAAGGAAATGGAGATTCTCTAATGGTTGCGCCATTGATCCCGATCCTTCTTCAACTTGCTAGTTTTGCGCCTTCTCTAATGAAATTTGTTGGAGCGGGCGACAAAGCTACTAAAATCACTGAAGAAGTTGTAAATGTGGTGCAAACTGTTACGGGAGCTAAGGCGCCAGAAGAAGCTGTAGAGATTCTTCGCGCAAACCCCGACAAAGTTTTAGAGTTCCGGCGCATGGTGCAAGAGAATGAAATGCGTTGGGATGAAATGTACTTGAAAGATGTACAATCTGCTCGCGATAGAGATGTAAAACTAGCTCAAGCAGGCTATAGAAACTATCGTGCTCACCTAATGTTTGGAATTGCAGTAGGCGTAATCGTCTTTCTCCTTTACATGGTGTGGGCAGATCAAGCAATTAATGAATACGTTAAAGGAATTGTAACACTGGTACTCGGTAGGTTCCTTGGCTATCTAGATGCTATTTACAATTTCGAATTTGGTACGACTCGTTCTAGCAAAGCTAAAGACGAGACCATTGGCAATCTTACTTCTAAGCTTGGAGGGTAGCGATGGCTACTGAAAATGCTCCAGTTCCTATGAGAACAGGGCAACCTAGTCAAGTTGCTCCTGTATTAGACTTTTCTCAGTGGCTTGCTGGTAGTCGTACTGATACGCAAGCTAGAACTACTGGGCAAACTGCTCAGTTGGAGGCCATTCTTGCGCAAATTATGGCTCCGGGGAATCTGGAGAACATTGTAGCAAATCTTTTCCAGCAAGGTGCTGCTCAGGTTCCTGCGCTTACTTCTCAGTTTGCAAATGCTACTGGTACGCGCACTAGTAATAATTCCATGCTTTCGCAAAGCCTTGCACTGCTTAATCAACAGCTTGCACAAGCTATTGCACAAGCGGTTGCTCAACAACAGCAAACTGCGGTACAAGGGGCTGGACAACTTGCTCAAGCAACTAGGACTACGCAGCAAACGCAAAAGACGCAACCGGGAAGTCTTGGGCGTGCGGTACTTCCCACAGTAGTTGGAAGTGTACTCAATAGAATTGGTAAGGCGCAAACTCCTAGGACAGAAGCTCCTGCGGGAGAAGCCCCACTTCCTAGTTTTCCTGCACCTACAGATTATGAAACTGGAATTCCTCCGCAAGATTTCATTCCTACTCCCGGCGTAGCAGAAGCTGGTGGTTCCCTTGGTTCTATCCCTTCTCTTGATTTCGTAGACTTTTCTGCTGCTGCGTCTGCTGCGCCAGATGTAGGAGGCATGGATTACGGCTACGATTATTTCGATCTTCCAGAATTAGACGTAGCAGATGCTTTTTCTGATGTAGGAAATCTGATTGATATTGACATTCCGGGCTGGTTCCGTGATGGTGGCATGGTCAGAAAGTATGCTGATGGTGGGCAAATTCGTGGCAGGCCAAATATGGGGCCGCGTCCAGCACCACAACGTACTCAAGCTATGCAACTTCATGTACCATCGCAAGTAACTGCTGCTGCGCGTAGAAGCCCTAGACAGGGTGCGCAAGCAGATATGGAAGCTCCGGGGCCAAGTGCTGTAGCCCCTAACACAAGTTTTGCTAGCCCTGCTGCTATCGCTAACATTTCTTCGATGGTTTCTCCAGCAAATGTTTCTATGGGGCTTACTGGCCTAGGACTTTTAGGAGCACCAATGTCCGTGGTAGCAGCAGTCGCAGCTACTAAGGGCATTCAAATGGCAGTGCAACAAATGTTGCAGGAAGTATTTAATCTGCCAATTCCACCAGAAGAAGCAATGATGCCACCGGCTATTCAAACTATGCCTCCAGCAATTCTTGATCCTACAATTGCTGGAACAGTAGAAGGGTTGCCTGCTGCTAACCCTAGTATGGCGTTAGCTATGGGAGAACCAGAAGAAGGATTTACAACTGAAGGATCTCCTGCTGGCCCCGGTGTTGGTGGTTTTGATGCTGATACCGCTGCTGCTATTGGTGCAGCTCTTGGCATTCCGGGATTTGAATCTTTTGGAGAGGTAGGAAGTGCTGATAGCGGCATCGGTGGTTTTGGCGATGCTGAAGGTATTGGTGCGACTACTGGTATTGGCGGAGAAAGTGCAGAAGGTGGAGTTGGTGATGGTGATGGCGACGGTGGTGGTGATGGTGGAGTTGGTGGAGATGGTGATGGTTGGGCCGATGGCGGTATGGTAGATCGCTGGGGGCAAAAAAGCACCTATATTCCACGGAAACCACAACCAGAAAAAAAGAAAGAAAAACAAGCAGGACTAGTTAAAGGTGCAGGTACTCGAACGTCTGATTCCATTCTTGCGAGAGTCTCCGTAGATGAGTATATCCTCCCTGCTAGTACCGTTGCGGCTATTGGAAAACATACGCTCGATCAACTTGTGGCTGCTACTCATACTCCTGTGGACGAAGGGACTCATGGCTAACGCACAACAAGTAGATTTGGGAGAAGCTCTTTCCTACATTACAAGGGCTTCTAGCGAATATGGTGTAGATTCGCTAAATGCTCAGGCAATTCTGTTGTCTGAGAATATGGGGCCAACTGGAGAAGTTCCTCAAGTTTTGCAGACGGGCCAGATTTCGCCTCGTGGCGCAGCCGGACTAATGCAAGTAATGCCGGCTACTAGGCAAGCTCTTGTAGATCAAGGTTTTCTCTCTCCTGAATATGCTGCTGGAACTGATTGGCAGAGTAATGTTCACGCAGGATTAGCTGCATTGAAGGAAATTCAGAAGCGGAGAAAGACTACAGACTATCGTGTAATTGGCGCAGATTATAATGCTGGGCCAAAAGGTGGTGATGTAGTTCTTTCAGGTGATATAAGTGGGCTGCCTACTGAAACTCTTGACTATCTAAAACGTCTAGATATTGCTCACGCTAGGCTAGTAGGTACTGAAGCACTGCCCAAAGGATCTACTATTCGTGAGCAGCGTCCCGCTACTCGTAGTACAGTAACTACTACACAAGTTGCAGGAGCAGACGCTATTACACAGATTTTGCGAGATAATGCAATTCATACTCGCAAATCCATTGAAGCTATTACACAGAGTACGGAAGCGGAAAGAGCAGCCCAAGAAGAAGCTGCTGCCGCGGCTGTATTTGCTGGCTCAGAAGCTGCGCAAGCAGAACAAATTCGTGCAAGTATTGAAGCTGCTGCAACGCAAACGCGAGAGCGAATTCTTGGCATCCTGAACTTGGACACGCGCCAAGCAGACAATGTTATCGCTGAGAAAACTGCTGAGTTCAATACGCTTGATCCTGCGCGAAAGCAAATGGATGCAACTATTGATGAGAAAGAAGCTGTAGGATTTTTTGACAATCCTCTACAGTATCTTATTAACCAGACTATGCTTCCGGGGATGCTGGCGCAGCGTAATGCTGTAGCTAGAAAACAGAATGAAGCTTTTGCTGTTATGCGTGCTATGCAGGGTGTAGCAGAGCAGCAAGAACGTATTGATATTTCCGCATCTGCGGATCAAATTGCACAACTTGGTATTCACGTTGGTAACGTAAAAGTCTCTCAAGCTAATGCTGCTGCCGCAGAATCTAAAGCGAGAGCTGCCAGTGCTACCGCTCGTGCAGTTATTACTATTGCCAATCTCACTGAGCGAGAACTAGATAACAAGCTTAAAGTTGCACAGTGGAATAGGGTGGTGCAGAGCGATAAAGAAGTAGATCAACTGAAAGAGCGAGAAAAGGCAGATCTTCAAGAGCTTGATGATAGACTTGCACGCCTTGGTGCTTTAGTTGGTGCGCCGGGAATGAATAGTACGCTGTTGAAGCGTATGAGTAAAAAAGAACAGCAAGAATGGATGGAACGTGCAGCGTCTAATAACATCGGAAATGATTTGTATGAAGCTGCAACTTGGTTGAAGCCGGGTTGGATTGCGAATATGAAAAATTCTGGGAGCGCGCAGCTTGCAGAATTTATTCGTAATACCCAAAGTGCTATGTTTAATCTAGCACAGATGGAGGCAGCTAAGATTCAAATACAAGGGGGTAAAATTCCTTCCAGAGAAGAACTTCTGCGATCTGCGGCGCGTTCGCTGGAGAGTGAATTCTTTGCTGCTCGTAACAATATGATGATTCAAACTCCAAATTCTGCGCTTAATCCCTACAAAGCACGGCATGGAGTAATGGCAACTGCATGGAAGGGAGATCCTGAGAATGCAATCTACAAGATTGTACGAGATGGAGCTGTAAACAAGCTTAGGTACAATGATTCTACTCTGTTTACTACCATTTATAAGATGGTGGAATCTGGTGCTCTTTCTCCTGCTGATGCTGCACGCCAAATGTCCGACTACTATACGGCTGCGGTAGATGAGAACAACAGAGCCTATAGTTTCCATCTTTATGGTATGAGTCCGCAGGATGATTACAAGGTACTGCCAAAAGAATCTAAGAAAACTGTAAATCTTTTGGCGCCTGCGGAACTAGAGAATTTGTTTACTCTGGCGCGGATTCGTGTTCAAGGTGCTCCCCAAGGGTTTGTTGTACCAGAAGGCTACGAATTTACTCCGTATCCTAGTGGCTTTGGTGGTTACTTGAAGAAACAAGAAGCTGGGGCTAAATAATGGCCGAAAATAATGTTTCTGAAGTAACAGATTACGCATCAATCCATCCTGTAATCACTGCCGCTGACACGGCAAATATGCAGGCTGGTAGTGAATACAGTCTGATTGAACGTGCAGGGATGTTTACTAAATCTGCCGCTGTTAGTGGTATTGCGTCCGTCTATAATACTGCCGCAAATTTACTCGGGGAAGAACAGTGGAATGTGGCGCAGTGGCTTAGCGACAATGATGAACATCTTGGTTTGTACTACCAACAAAATAAGCAACTTACAGATCTTGCAGGATTCATTGGTACTAGCTTAATCCCCGGTGGCCTTGCGCTGAAAGGCGTACAACTAGCGAAAGCTGGTACTATGTTGGGGCCATTCGGTCGTGCTCTTGGCTATGCAAGCACTAGACAAAAACTTTATCTGGAGCAAGGACTCAAAGAACTTGCTACAGAGGGCGGAACTGTATTTAATCTCATTAATAAAAATAAACTTGCATCTATGGCTTGGGCAACTGCTGACCAAGCTATTAATGTTGCAGCATTTGAAACTGCTGTAGCTATTACAATGAAGCAAAGTCCATTGCTAGAGAAAGATGAATGGACTGATGTATTTAAGCACGTCGCTGTTACCAGCCTTGCGTTTGGTGGAATTGGTGGAGCTATTGAATCTATCGCTATTAACTCCATTTTCAAACAAGGCACTAGAAGTATTGATGCTGCTATGCGTGAGTTTGATGTTGTCAAGCACATTGAAGGTGATATTGTGCTTGGCGATAAAGCTTACGGTACTGTTAGGAGTTTGCTGGAACTTCCTACTACTGCAAGAGACATTGAATTTACCTACCGCATTGGCGGAGAAACACGGAAGCTAGAGCTTCCTACTAAGCAGGCGCTGGAACGTGCAGCAGAAAGTGCACAAAAACGTGGATGGGATGATTTTCGTGAAACTGTCAACCGCATGGCGCAGAGCGACCCAGAACTTGGAAACCAATTTTCCGATTATCTAATCAATCTCGTAAAGCGCGAACAACAGGCGGGGAAGAGCAAAGAGGAAATTTTGGATCGTGTAGGCGATCACTTGTTTAATGTAAAGCAGATTCGCAGAGTTAGTGCGAATGCTGCCGACGATCCTGCTCTTTTCTACGTTGCAAAAGAGATTGATCCAGAACGTATCTTCAAGATCAAAGATTTTAATTCTTTCCTTACAGAAGTAGTTAGCAGAAGTCCGAAGGGGAAAGAAGGATTTAAGACTCCCTATGAACTTGTAGGTACTGGCGATGATGTTAAAGTTGCGCTGGTTGGATTGAAACAAGAAGGGCCAGTACTTGAAACTAGCTATGCGCGGTTTGCTGTAGTAGATGATGCATTCTCCAACGGCTACGATGTAGCTGTATTGGCTAATGGTACTATCCGTATTAATCCAAAGAGCAGTAAATTTAGGAAAGTAGACGAACCTATTACTGCTCCGAAGAGTTTCTTCAATGCGCGCGTAGGAGCATTTACTGACGTAGCCTATCCTACTGTAGCTGACATTGCTACGACTACTAAACCCCTTGCTATGACTTCTGTTTCCCATCTTGTTAGTGGAGGGAAAGAATGGAGTATGGCACCGTATAATGTTTTTGCTCTTGAAGAACTCGATACTCTCAAAGCTTCAGCGCGGTACGTTTGGGCAGGAAGTAAGGAATTGAAAGTTGTCCCGCAGAAAGTTGCAGACACGGATATTCCTTTGCTCGAACGTATCTTTCAAGATGGCGCAGATAAGTGGAAAGATGTAGTGCTGCGCTCTGCTGACAATACTGAGCGGAAAGTAGGAGACATTAAAGATTTTGGCCTTTGGCTTAAAGAGCAGAAGCTTGCGATTCTCCAATCCTTCCTTGGGAAGAATGAGAAAGGAGAAGATCTCTTAAGTCTTGGGGTCAAACTTAATGTCGATCCTGTGTGGATTCAGGATGCTATCGCTGCTAACTTCATTCCTACAGAGAAACTTAGTAGCGGATTTTCCTTGCCTCTCAGCGCAAGCACGCGCCCACAGAACATGGAAGTATTGTGGGATTTTGCGCATCCTAAGCTCCTAGAAAATTCATTGCTTGGGAAAACAGGAAAAGTTCCTAATACTGTAATGGTGCAAGGATTCCCAGAAGCTGCTGGCAATACTATCTACGGAGAGCTTGGCTGGGCGTATAGAGTAAAACTCGGCAATGATGCAAGACAGTCAGCTTTTGCTGCTGTCATGGGAACGGTAGACGCTTCCAAGTTTGTAGAGTTAAATGCTGATACTGTGCTCAACATTGCTAACCAAGCAGGTAGTGGTGCGGGTCTCCTGAAAAGTTCCAATGCAGATTACGGAGATGTTCTAGGCTTGTGGAGCCAATATACTGGCGCCCTTGTCCATGAAATTAGTCGGCGCAATGCCAATGCTACTCTCTCCGAACTCCAGCCTTTAATGATTCGGATCAAAGATTCTAAGCAAGCTGCCGCAGAGCTTGGCATCCTCACTACGGCTATGCGTAGAACTCCTGAAAAATTCATGATTGATCCGATCAATAATAAGAGACTTGTGAATTTGGAAGCGGTAGAAAAAGCGCCAGAAGGTGGTTGGATTGTAAATGAAGCTAAACTAATTGAATTGCAAAAAGCTGGAAGAGCACATCAGTTTGTAATGGAAGTAGATGAAGTCGCAGAATTTATTTCTGCAAGTTCTGTGGCTAACGCCCGTAGAATTGAAAAAAATAAAGTCCTTATGACTAGCCGTGGGTTCAATTACAACTACGATCCTCGGGTAGTTTATATTCCTCCAGTGGATACTGGGCGCTATCCATACTTTGCATTTGTACGGAAGAAGCCAGAAATGCTCGGTACTTCTTCAGAAGTTTCTATGATTACGGCGCGCACGGAACAAGAACTTCATGGACTTGTTACTAAAGTCCCTGATGACTACGAAGTAATTTTCAAAGAGAATACTGAGCGGTTCCACAGAATTAAAGGAGATTACGATTATTCTCTTACCATTAAAGAACCCACCGTTGATAGTACTTTGCAACGCCGCGGGATCTTGGGAGATTTCTTCCCAGAAACAAAAGCTGAGAACGTGCTTGAAGATTATATTAATTGGCACCAGCGACAGGAAGTTAGCCTTGTTCGGCGTGCAACCGAAACTAAATACGCACAGACTATTGAAGAACTCCGTGGAATTGGTAAACAATTCACCGAGCTTGGAACCTCTAAGGCCAGCGCCGGTCTTAAAAAGTTTCGAAGTCAAGTTGAAAACCCATTCAACGATTATATCAAAACTGCGCTGGACATTAGTAAGAGAGGCGAATACACTCTGCTTCATGAAGCCAATGAGTTTGTTGAGCAACTTGGACGCAGTGCGTATCGGATCTTTGGTGTAAATAGAGAGAAAGCAATGGCAGGAACTGTTAGCTGGGAAGAAGCTAACAGGATTAGTGAACGCTTTGGAATCAAAGGCCCGTATACGGATGAAGCTGGCTACTTTGCTGCTAATCTTCCTGCAGAACGTAGCATCATTAAAGACTTTGTAGCCAAGGCAAATATGACGCTGGTGAATTTAAACCTGCGCCTAGACTTTGCTAACTCCCTCGTTAATATTATCAGCACTCCTATTCTTCTTAGCACAGAGATGGCAAGCATTCGTAGTTTGATTGCTAAAGATCCTGTGCTTGTAGGAAAACTGAGTGAGCTGCGTAGTATTGCTGTCCCCGGAACTGAGGGAGCAGTGCGTGTTCCCAGTACTACGGGGCTAATTGCTGAAGGAATTAAGAACTTCTTTGGCCCTGAGAAGAATCAACTTATCCAGCGATACAAAGATATTGGTGCAGTGCGAGATGTAGCTAGCCAGTACCATGAGATGCTAGATCATTTCGCATACAAGCCATATAAGAAAGCCAGCGAACTTACAGAGAGAGCGGCGCGAGGTATCGAAACTGGCGCAAAGTTTACTGGTAATGCATTTGCAGAAGATTTCACTCGCTTTGTTTCTGCTGATGTAATGCGTAGACTTACTGATCCCATTGTACAAGCTGGGAAGTTGAGTGTTGCAGAGCAAAACGCATACATCAGTGTATTTGTAAATCGTGTGCAAGGTAACTACATTAGTTCGCAACGTCCAATTGCTTTCCAAGGCGTACTAGGAAGCGCCATTGGTTTGTTCATGACGTACCAATTTAACTTTTTGCAACAACTTTTTCGCCACATTGAGAATAGAAATGTGCGGGCACTTGCTACCTTGGGAGCAATGCAAACTGGAATGTATGGATTGAACGGCATTCCATTTTTTGAAGCAGTTAATACTTCATTGATTGGAAACAGTTCTCTCAATCCAGAACACAGAGATGTGTATTCCACCATCCCACAACTAAACAAAGATCTTGGGAATTGGTTAATGTATGGAACGGCTTCTGCGTTTCCTTTTTGGTCTAGTCAGGCTCCCAGTCTTTATACTCGTGGTGATATTAATCCTCGCCACATTTCTGTTATTCCTATTACTCCGCTTGACGTACCGGCAGTAGATGGGAGTATTCGCTTTGTAAGTAACTTGCTAGATATGGGCAAGAAAGCAGTGAAAGGCGCAGACCTTACTAGTGTATTGTTTGAAGGACTAGAACATAATGGTCTTAGTCGCCCGCTTGCTGGCATTGCTCAGGCAGTGCAAGGATACAGCACTACCAGCAAAGGTTCTTTGATTAGCGCGTCTAACGATTTCTTCTCTATTGCTACTGCTGCAAGATTAATTGGTAGCAAACCTGTAGACGAGAGTATTGCGCTGAATGCAAAATTCAGACTTGCTTCTTATGAAGCCGCAGATCAAGTACGTTTGCAGACACTCGGGGAAGTTGTAAAAACTAAACTTCGTGCGGGGAAACTTCCATCTTTGGAAGAATTGCAGAAGTTTCAGTTGGACTACGCGAAAGCTGGTGGGAGGATTGAAAATTACGCAAAGACTATGCAACGCTGGAGTAAGGACGCCAACGTATCGGTAATTAATCAGCTTGCACAACAGCACAGAAGTAGCTATTCTAGGAGATTACAGGAAATCATGGGCGGCAGTACTGTGCAGGACTACCGCGCCATGATGTTAGCAACTCCCACTACTTCTGAGGCATCCCCGGTTTCTGATGAGGGTCAAGAATAGTACTCTCTTTGTAAGCAGCCAACATAATTTCCCACACTTGTTTCTCTGGCCCAACCCAACCTTCAGGTTTCACTACCTTTCCATCTTCTCTAAATACTGGGCCACCCGGACGCACAACTTTTTTCATGTTGGCTCCGTGTACCGCTTCAAAAGCTGCATCGTAGGGCAGACCAAAGTTTATTGCTAGCCCCATGAAAAAGTAGTTCATATCACAAATCCAATCTAGCAGAGTAGCCAGATTTTCTAGAGACATAGGAACTTCTCCGGTTCCTAGTTTTTCCAGTAGGGAAATTCCTCCATCTTCTCCAAATTCTTCCTTGATGATGTGGCAGCGAGCGGCTACAACTGCCAACGGTGGAGGGTTTTTTCCTAGGGAACCAACGAAGCAGTTTCCTTTTCTTTGCGCGCCCTCATGAAACTGGCGAACATTGTCAAACTGCGTATAGAAGTGCAGCATTCCAGAAGGCACAACTGCTTGAATAGATGCAATCTGCTGCATCAATGCTACTTTTTCATTCGTCTTTTGCGTATCACCGGCCTGTGATTCCACTTGTGTACTCCTTTAATATGTTATAATCAACGTACAACATTTTTCTATCAAGAGGTTTTTGCTTAGGCAAAAATCCCTTTCCTGCCACTGCTTGAATCTTATCAGCTTGTTGAAGATTTGCTAGAAGTTCTCCTAAGTCTTTCATCTTTTCAAGATCACTACTAACTACTTTCCATAAATCTATGAGCGTAAGCGGGCGTCTAGCCTCATAGAGTTTCTGCATAATTTTGTTAGCAGCTTCAGCATTCCTACTTTTTCCAAATTCTCCAAGAGCCTTTGGCATATCGGCTTCTGTGAAAGAAAGCAAACTGGAAGCCAAGAGTACATCTGACATTTCAATCTTAGTGCTGACACGCGATGCAGCACAAATAAGCGTGAGTTTAAGAAGATGTGTAAATCTTCGTGTACTGTAATGCTTGAATCTTTGATCGTCAATTTCATGCCACGTTCGATAGATAATATCCAAACCGTTTTTTGCGTCTGGCGCAATTGATGCTGCGCCGACAACCTTTTGCTTGATATCCGTAAAAGTCCTGATAAGGTTTTGTTTCGTGGACGCAGACGGGGTTTCAGGAAACGAGATCTTTTTGCCGCTCGGTTCCGCATAAACAAGAATAATTCGTGATAGAAATCCTTGACCAATGGCTTGGGGAGGAAACATATCTTGAAATCCGGCATGAGTGTTTCCTGCTAATAGAGAAATCGTTGGCTGGTATATGTGAACTTGCTTAGAGTTCTTGAGGCGATGTTTCCATCTACGCTTGTCATTGTTCCAGTCCCAGAGGTCACCAAGAATAGCAATGAAATCTATATCGCCTCGTGGCATGAATGTGTTAAATTCTGGAGCACAAATAAATACTTCTCTAGGTTCTAAGCCAGTACAATCTTCTTCATCCTCGTTGAAGAGATTTTTAAATACAATGTTCGTGCTGTTGCGTTTAGCGGAGCGGTCGGCATCAGATTCATCAGGAGTTGCACCTTCTAAATCTATTAGAAACTTTTCTAGTCTTGTTTTATTGGCACTGAAATGAGCATAGCCGCTAGCTTCTAAAATTTCAGTTGCAAGATTAATTGATGTATTCTTTCTAGTGCCGGGATTCCCTATTAACATCACATAGATGTTAGGGAAAATTTTCCATGGCCCAAAGGGGAGAAAGAATTGGCGGCCCAGCGCAGCTCCAACGCACGCAGCTAAACTCCACCGATGGTAAATCAGTGGAGGTTCAGTTTTTTCAACGTACTGGAAGTACGTATCGAAAAGGAGCGCCACAAGAATCTACTTCAGCTCGCTCCACCTTTCTTTTCCGTAGCTCATTCCCACCGGAATTCGCATTGTCCGTACTTTACCATCTGCCCCACGTACTTCAGTACTGTTTTCCATGAGTCGGGATACTTCAGCAGGCACCCAATCAGCTTCTTGTTTGTATTGGAAAGGGATAGAATCATGAATTTGCGCCTTGATCCTGAAGACTCC